TTAGACTATGTCTTCCAGAACTGCAGCAGTAACTGCATCAGTGTTCTGAGCATGTCTATAGTGTTTAATCATTACATTAGGTGTAGCCCAGCCACCTACTTCCATAATAGCTGCATCTGACATACCTTTTTCATGTGCAGTTGATACAAAGTAATGGCGAAGTTTGTGAATTGAAAAATGTGGTATTCCTAGTTTAGCTTCCCTGGTACGCATCCAGCTATTAATATTATTAGGATGCTTATTATATAATCCGTTTTGTCGTATAGATTCTAATACCGCATCAGGAACCGGTACAGCTCTATTAGACTGTGCTGTTTTAGGTACTTTAACAACTAGCTCATTTTTATCATCTACAACTACATCTTTGTTTACATAAACAAGATGATTATCAAAGTCAATATCATCCATAGTAAGAGCGCATATCTCACCACGTCTTAAGCCACAGCAAGCTAAAAGCAATGCAGTCTCCATTGTTGTACCTTTAGCTTCATCAAGAAGCCTTCGGATATCTTCTCTTGTAGGTATGTATGGTTCCTTTCTAACCATTAATGGTAAATTCACCCTTAAAATAGTATCAGGCCTAAATTCAGCAAATACGGACGATATAAGAGTATATCTATTTTTAACTGTTTTAGGTGATACTTTACCTGCAGCATCATTTATTACTTTTTGGATATCGTTGTTTGAAATATCATCTATAGGTTTATCCAGAAGCGTATCTGGTAAAGCTTTTACTATAGCTCGATATCCTTTAATAGTTGCAGGAGATAGGATATTAGTTCTTGCATCTATGTAATTATTAATGCAAGCTGCAAAGGTTAGCTTACCATTGTAGTAACCTAACCTATGAGCTAATTCATCCTCAACTTCTTTTTTAGTTGGTTTATGGTCGAAGGTCATAGATAACCTTTTACCATTGACTTGTTTCTGGACTCGATATGAGCCTGAATTAAGCTTTTGTACTTTCATTGAAAAAATACTCCTTTGTAAAAAATGCATATTGGATTAATCTTTCGCACCTTCTATCAATTAGCATTTGTTCTAACTTATATTGACATTCTGGTGAAAGATTAGAAGCCAAACTAGCAATTGAATCTACAGTGTCTTTGCTAGTTCCCATGTACGCATACATGTTTAGATGTAAACAGTCAAACCACTGATACACTTTGTAAAAGGATGGATTAGATACACCAGCTTCCCAATTTTGTACTGTCTGATATTTAACACCTAAATAGTTAGCCATTTCTTGCTGAGTTTTTCCTGCATCAACCCTGGATTTACCTAAAGCGAGTCGTACTTTTTCTTTGATTTCAAATTCTGTCAATTATTTAATTCCCCCTTGTACCTATATTTATTTTTAAGGTACAGCTTGAGTATATAAATTTTTTTGGTAAAAAACTTAAGTTTTACAAAAAGTTAATAAATATTTTTCGTTTATGCTTAAACAAAGGGGGTACATGTTATGAAGGAAGAAATCATTCGTTTAATTCAAAGCATCCAGGATGAACATTTACTGATGCAGATATACGAGATAATTGTCCACTTGATGCCCTGACAATAGTCCTACCTGCAAGTTTCTCTCATCAAATCCCAGTCGTTCTGACTTCCCATCGACTATCTAAACTGCAGGTAGGATTATTTTTGAGAAAAAAAGGACCTTAACATTTCTGTAAGGTCCTTGGTGTAGCTTAATATTTAGTTATCAGTAGTATCTGGTGATGTATTTTCTATAAATGGAAAAACATCAAATAAGTTATATTGAATAATATAAGTTAACATTAATTCACATAAAGTAACTGCTTCAAGATATTTATTTTGGTCAATTTCAACTCCACCAATATGTATATTGAAGTTTAAATCTTCCATAGTGCTTAAAGCATTATACACATCTTTTTTATTAATTTCATTAACACTACAATCATCATTAAATGTCATAGTCATTAATCCCTTTCACCAAAAATATCACCAAGTGCTTCTAAATATTCTTCCTGATCAAAATCAGGATAATCTTTTCTGCTTAGAGCAATTATATTAAAGTTTTCATCAAACACATACATATATTCACTACAAGCATCCAATAATTCCTGAGAATAAATATTTTCAATACTAATCATATATCCAATTTACCACTCATAATTCCAATTATAATAAGTCCAGCAGCTAAAAGTATTACATTAATAATACTTTTAAAATGTTCATTTTCTTTTGTGCTTGTAATTCTATAGAGCATAACCAAACCAAACACTACACAAAAAACATATTTTAAAATGGAATACACAATATTCATATCTATTCCTCACTACTAATACCATCATGTAACTGCTCAACAATTTCTCTAAGCATATGTACCTGTTCTGGTGTAAGTTGAGCAATTAATTTCATAAGTTGATACTGAAAATCATTTTCATCTGCTTTATACATTGCAGCAGTCATTTCAGCAATTTCAATTTCTCTAGTTCTTTCCTGAAACATTGAACCTTCACCAGTACGAAGCCAAAGTTCATTAACATGATATATTCTGCAGATATCACTAATACTTCTATCTGTAAGATTACGTTTTCCATTTTCTATTAATGAAATTGTTCCAGCAGTTAGATTAATATCATCAGCAAATTTTCTGATGCTTAAGCCTAATTCTGTTCTCAATTCTTTAACTCTATTATTCATAGTAATCTCCTTTACACACTAAATATATCATTATTTGTTTACAAAGTAAAACAAAATTTAAAATTGGGGTTTACAAAGCAATCAATAAATGTTATATTAAGTTTACAAAGCAAACAGACATAGGAGAAAAAAACATGTCAGACAAGAAAATGACTCCCCAGGAGAGAGAAGATATCAATTTAATCATGCAAACAGTAGAAAAGCTACCTGCTGACAAGAAAACCTTTGTAAAAGGTATTGCAGTAGGACTTGCATTTGAGGATAGCACAGCAAAGGAAAAAGCTAAGCTATTGCAGCAGTAGATAATTCATTGCAATGGCTATATGTGCCTAGTAGAACTCCTATCAATAAATCTTTAACCAAGGCCATTAGTTACCACAAAAGAAAATACATGCTACTAGGTACTTATAACCATTGCAGAAAGGAGAATAACATGCCAGCGGTTGCATTAACACCAGAGCAGAAGCTTGAAGACTATGAGAAGAAACAATTCCGAGCAATTAAAAAGAGTCTGGATGAAAACAACATAAGTTACACAGCTATAGCGGAGCTGGTCCATATTACACCGCAAGCAGTTTACAGCCAGTTTAAAAAGAAGGAATTGTCTAGGAAAGTAATCAATGCAGTACAGATACTGCAGGAAATCTAATAGAGAAGGGGGAATAATACATGAAAGCAAAGAGAATATTGTGTGTAGTGCTTTGTGCCACATTGCTAGTTGCAACAGCAATTCATGTCAGAGGTTCAACTAAGCTGACAGTAGATAATAGGAACCCATATGAACAGCCTATTCTAATCAGAGCAACGTGCTACACATCTGATGAGGGAGCTATAACTTACTCCGGCCAGAAGGTTAGAACAGGCATTATTGCAGGCAAGAAAGACTGGCAGGGTAGTGTAGCTCTTTTGTATACCTACAAGATGGTAGGGGGGGAGCCTATCCCAGTTGAATTAATAGGCATATATGAGGTCTTAGATACCGGAGCAGGAATTGATACCGATGGTGATGAAAAGGGAGATTCAATCATAAACGGACAATCAATTGATATCTATCAGCCAACAATGCATCAAGCAGAAGAGTGGATAGATGAATATGGTGACTATGTAATGATGATGTTAGTAGAAGGTGAGGGATGATATGAGAAAGAGACAGTTTCATAACTTCGATTTGCGAAAAGAGCAGGCAATGAAGGAAGTCAAGGAAGATACATTTAATCTTATTAATGCAGTTTACAAAGCAGATAACATTTCAGCAGAGCAGAAGAATACAACAATCGGTTATTTGATAATTGCAGGCATTCAGACAGTAGATAAGATTAAGGCTATTTAGAAAGCGAGGATCTTATGGAAGAAAACAATCAAGTAGTAATTGATGTCAATAAAGCCAAGGCAGCGGTGCTTGACTACCTTATGACTAAGATTATGGAAAAAGATTTTGACTCCATTGCAGCAGTAGCTGGGGATGTACTAAACAAGGTGCTTGAGACTGGCAAAAGCTAGTGCAAGTAGTAGGGAATAATGATGAGAGAAAACGTTTTATTGTACACCAATTTCATAGATAAGTTTGAGAGGTTATCAGATGAACAGTTTGGAATGCTTATAAGAGCAATTCTAGAGTATCAATCTACTGGTGAGATACCTGAAATTACAGATTCTATAGTTGCTCTATCTTTCGATACAGTAAAGCCTGATATTGATAGAAACAATCAGAAATATGAGGATATGTGCGAAAGAAACCGCATTAATGGCAAAAAGGGTGGCAGACCTAAGAAAGAAGAAAACCCAAATAAACCGAGTGGTTTTTCAGAAAACCAAGTGGATGCCACAGAAACCGACTCAAACCCTAATGATAATGATAATGAATATGATAATGAGAATGATATAGATATCGTTAATAAATCTAACTCATTACATTCGTTAGATTGTATTAACTCGTCAGCAACGAGTGCTGACAAAAGCGAGGATGAAAAATATCAGGACCTCATTAAGGATTTGAAAAAGCGAAACGAGGAAAACAAAGTCAAGCAAATAGTTGCTGAATACGAACGAGTTTGTACTTCCCTTCCTGGTATTCGCAAACTTTCAAAGCAAAGAAGCGGAAAGGTAAGGGCAAGGCTTAAAGCCTTCACTGATGATGAAATCTTCTTAGCATTTAAGAAAGCTGAAGAATCCGACTTCTTAAGCGGTAGAAGTGGTACATGGAAAGCATCCTTTGACTGGTTCTTTGAGAATGACCAGAACATTACAAAGGTGCTGGAAGGCAATTACGATAACAAACCAATTTCTAAACCCAAACCCAAGAATAATTTTAACAATTTTAAGCAACGCAATTATGATATGCAAGCGCTAGAAAAGCAGTTACTAGGTAGGGCCACAAGTGGATAGCTTTTTCAAAGTTTGGAAGATAGCACAAGAAAAGTTTGGGTTAGAACGTAAAGTTCATGTAGACATGGATGAAGCGTATATCCGTATTTACAATAACGGAGATGTTATTGTAAGAGCTGATGGAGAAAGAGAAGATTTAGAGCATTTATACATACAAGCTGCATCAAGACTAGCTACCTGGATGCAATTAAGGGAGAACACATGAAAAGAATATGCGTTGTTTGTGGCAAGGAATTTAATCCAAAGAGAACTGCAATTACCTGTTCTGAAGAGTGCAGAGTCAAGCGTAGGCAGGAGAGAGTGAGGCAATATTATCACGAACATGCTGACGAGATTAAGAGCTACCAGCGAGAATATGCGCAGGCCAACAAGGAAAAGGAAGAACAAAAAAAGCAAGCTAAAAAGCGTGAAGAGAAGTTGCACATCTTGAAAGCAAACAAAGATGATCCACAGTGGATTAAAGATTATTGCAGTGCAGATAGACTAACACAAGTAGCAATGCTTGCTATTGCATTGACTGACTATCAAATACAGCTTATGACTTACGGAAAGTTAAGTCAGCTATGGTTGACAGACCAGTATCTAGCCTGGGAAAAGCAGGTGTTCAAACTAAAGAGAAAGGATAATAAAAATGCTAAGAAAGACACCATTAAGAGCAAAAACAGGACTTAAGACATATAAGCCATTGCAGGCTAAGACAGGATTAAAAAGCAATTCTAGCCTTAGAGCAAAGCAGAGCTTAAGAGACTCTTATGCAGCCAAGATTAAATCAGGCGAAAAGAGTAAACCAAAGGTGTCCAATAAAGCGTACAAGCCAAGCTACAAGTATTTTAGTGTTTTCACTGATGATTTGAATACATGCTTAATTACAGGAGACACAAAAGAAGCAGGTGCAGCGATTGAAATACATCACATTTTTGGTGCAGCAAATAAAGCAAATTCTGAGAAATACGGATTTATCATGCCGGTGAGAAATGACTGGCACAAACTAGAAAGCTATAGCCTACATCAAGACATAGAATTAAAAAATTACTGGAAAAGAAAATGTCAGACCTACTGGCTAGAGAATATCGGAACCAAGGAAGAGTTTATAAAAGTGTTTGGAAAATGGTGGTAAGAGATGAGCGAGAGACTAAGAGAGATAGAGGAATACCTAGATAGATTTGCTACTAAGCATCACATCACAAGAGAGGAAGCCCTAAATTATGTGATGGTGAAGTTGTTTGAAGAGTACAAGAAGGACCAAGACAAAAAGGAAGAGGACGATGGGAACATTTGACAATTATGAATGTGAAGGCCAGATGGATATATTTGATTTCCTCAATCCTATGGGGCCTTACAAGATAAAAAAGCCTATTAGACTTATTGAATTATTTGCAGGCATTGGCGCTCAAGCAAAAGCACTTGAGAGACTAAAAGCAAATTTTGAACACTACAAAATATCTGAATGGGAAGTACATGCAACTGCATCCTATCACAAAATTCACATGAAGGATGATAAGACAGATTACAGTGAATCTTATACAGATAAAGAGCTGGTTGATTTATTGGACAGCATTGGAATCTCAGTAGATGGCAAGAAGCCAATGTCCAGGACAAAGATAAAAGCAAAGGGAGAGAAATGGCATAGAAAAGTCTATAACGATTTTATGGCTACTCATAATATCGGTTCTGTAACTAACATCAAGGGAGAAGATTTAGGCATTACTGATACAAATAAATATTGTTACTTACTTACTTACTCATTTCCTTGTCAAGATTTATCAGTTGCTGGTAAGCAAAAGGGAATGTCTAAAGATAGTGGTACAAGATCAGGACTACTTTGGGAAGTAGAAAGACTTTTGTATGAATGTAAAGAGCTTCCAGATGTACTTCTGATGGAAAACGTACCACAAGTTCACGGAGCTAAATTCAAAGCAGATTTTGATAGATGGTGCAGCAGTTTAGAAAAGCTAGGATATCAGAATTTTTGGCAGGACCTAAACGCTAAAAATTATGGTGTAGCTCAGAACAGAAACCGCACTTTCATGGTTAGCATATTGCAGCAGAATGTGAAATACGAGTTTCCAAAACCTTTTCCGTTAAAAAAGAAAATGAAAGATTATCTTGAAGAAAAGGTAGATGAAAAGTATTACATAAATTCTGAAAAAGCTAAACAGCTTATTGACAAGCTAATAGCAAATGGCACACTACCTGACAGACAGACAGACAGTGGATTTCTCACTCAAAAATCCAGGAGCAACACCAATCGCAAATTGTATCTGTGCAAGATATGATGCAGGAGTCACAAGCAGAGCGCACGAAGGAAGCTGTGTTGCAGAATATAGAGAAATATGGGAATAAGAACAGTAATTACAAGCCATTTGATAAAGCTGTATCTTACCCATTACACTCACAAGATTTTGTAAGAACTGGTTTTATGGAAATAGCCCCAACATTATCTGCAAGAGACTATAAGGATCCTAAGATAGTAACTGAAAAAGTAGGCAATATATTAGTAAAAGATGAATGAATTAATAATGTTAGGCTGCATGGATGGCAGTTTTGAAATCATTAATAGAGTCTATTCAACAGACGGAATCGCCCCAACCATCAATACTTGTGGTGGGGGGGGCAGAGAGCCAAAAATAATGGAAAAACAAACAGTAAAGATAAAACAGGCCACAAAAAAAGGATATATAGAATGTGAGGTAGGGGGGGTGGCCGACCTAAGTTTCCCTGACTCAAAAACAAGACGAGGTAGAGTAGTGGATAACGGAAATACATGTCCAACAATACAATGTGAAAATGATATCTGCAGAATTGAGAAAGCGGAGCATTACAGAATCAGAAAACTTACACCAAAAGAGTGCTTTAGGTTAATGGGATTTGATGATGAAGACTTTGAAGCTGCAGCAGAAGAAAATACTAATACCCAGCTATATAAGCAAGCAGGTAACAGTATTGTAGTTGATGTTTTGGAAAACATATTCAAGGAGATGCTATGAGCTATAAAGAATATAAAAAAGGTGACAAGGTTATTTACCGAGTAAATGAACCTTTTGAAAAAACGAAGGAATATAAAGGAACAGTAACAGAAGTACATGAGGACCATATTACAGTTGATGTTCCTGAAATTAGTTCGCATTTATGGATTGATAAAGATACTGATTACATGATTACAAGGGGAGAATAACATGTTTTTTGATGATCTAGAGCGTAGCTGTAAAAGGCTAGAACAATTCTTTGGTGGCAAAGCATATATCTACTTTGAACCATCTAACAGAACATATCAAATATCAGTCAGTAATGATGATTTAGTTAATAATTTTCAGTACAACTTTCCACAAGAGGAAAGCATCACACAGCCACGAATAAGAGCAGAGCTGCAAAAGATGCTTAAGAAATATATAAAACAAATGGAAATAGAGCAGGAGTTGATGAGAAAGGGGAAGCTATGAAGAGTTTAGTTGAGTATTTGTTTCATGAGCTAGTAATAACAGTAAAGACAAAGGTGGAATTTAGAAGATGAATAATGAATTATGGCAGGAAATAGGATATTTTGCTGCATTAATAATAGCACTGTTTTTAACAGACTGGTTAAGTGGGGGAAAGGGTGGTAAATAGATGGAAAAAATCATAGAAGACTGGGTAAAAGTCTGCAGACAATGTACACATTGTTACACAACAAAAGATGATCCAGACAGTATCAAGTGCAGATGCAGAAAGAAATGCAAGTTTGAGGATGCTGGATTAAAGGAAAGAAAGCGAGGATAAGTTTATGGCTATAAAAAAAGCACAGAAACCAATAGAAAGTTATGAGAAAGTATATGAAATGAAAGAAGATGAAAAATTAGCACCTGACCAGTATACGTTACGTTTTTATATTTATTTAGGTGGATTTTTAAATTACATTTTCAGAAAAGAACCAGTAGCAGGAAATGATGAAGACAATATAGATTGCATGAAGCGAGCATTAGAGAAAATCAATAAGCATCCTATTATCTGGAAGCTATTTTTCATGATCTAGGAAGTGTACATCTGCAGATTTTTATATAAAAGGGGAAAAGAAAATGTATATGGACATTGATAGATGGAGAACATTAATGAGAATTATGAAGCATAGTTTTCCAAAAGAATATGGAATATATGTAACAAGCCAGAAGGCAAAGTTACGTGGTGGATATAGAAGAAAGTAAGAGGGATTTGAAATGAATAAGGGAAAAATTATAGAGCAAATAATTGAAGAAAATAATGACAAAAGAAAGATTTGTAATTTAGAAATTGCACAGCAGCAGGGAATAATTCAAGGTATCGACTATATGACATATAAAATTGTAGATATATTGAATAATTCTAAATGCGAGGAACATGAGCCAGTAGAAAGTGAGGGCTGATATGAAGATACATACATTAAAGATACAACCAAAGTATTTTAAAGCCGTTAGGTTAGGCTTAAAAAATTTTGAATTAAGAAAAGACGATAGAAATTATCAAGTTGGGGAATTAGTTATCTTAAAAGAGTACGAAAATGGATCATACACAGGCAAAGAGATAAAGAATATCCCTATTCGTTATATTCTTAGAGATTGCCCTGAATACGGATTAAAAGAGGGGTATTGCATTTTAGGTTTTTAGAAAGTGAGGGAGTAAATGCTTGATTGGAAAGCAGAATATGCTATTGAGGGTATACAAAGAAAATTGTGCGAACAAAGACCATTAACTGAGAATGAAATACACATGGTAATGACTGCATTAAGAAAACAACATGGTTATACTCAGGAACCATATTATGAGCTTGTTTACCATGACGAATATGATCGACAAGAGAAAAGAATCATGAATCCTACTTCGCATAGCTGTGGAACTATTCCAGGTGAAGATTATATGTTGGTATCTGATGGCTTTGAATTACATTTCAATAGAGTTGTACCGAGAAAGAGAGGTACTGAGAATGAATGAAAGACACGAAGGACAATTAAAGTTAGCACACCAATTATACGACGATCGAGATTTAAAACAAGAGTTATTGTGGCAAAGAGAATTTCTTGATACTGGATATTTAAGCTATCAACAAGTTTGCTTTAATAAATGGATATTTGATGAATGCCTAAAGCGGTTAGAGGAACGCAAAGTAGGAAAATGGATAAAGGTAACTGAAACAGAATTTGGTATTGGGTATCAATGTTCTGAGTGCGGAAGATTTATCTTAACAGAAAGTATAGACGGAAGAAAACTTGAAGATTTCCCATATTGTCATTGTGGTGCAGTAATGAGAGGTAACGAGAATGAGTGATGCAAAGTTAACAGTAGATACAATAGTGGAGTTGCAAAACGAGATAGCAACCCAACGAGAGGTTATATGTAACCTAAATGCTATGAATGATGAATTGCAAGCTAAGTTAGATAAGATTAAGCAGATAGTTAGCGATTATGGGCTAACAAATGTAAATCTCTTAAGTGATGATTTAACAGATTTTGAAAAGGATATTCTTAGAGAAATATTAGAACAGGAGTAAAGCTATGACAGGGTATATAAATTTAGATGCAATCATGGAATATTGTCAAAATCAGAAAGATAAGACCATTAGCTGTAATGATTTAGCTAGATTTCCTACCGCAGATGTAATAGAACGTTCCAAGATTGATAATGCTAAATCCAATATTGAAATTATGCTTGAACAAGAAAAGCAAAAAGACGGAACTTATACGGACGTAGGACAGGGTATTGCAATAGCCCTAGGATTACTTAATAACGAATTAGGAGAGTAGAGCATGGAATTTAAAACATTTGTTAGAGCAGTATTAGATACACATTTTCCTGGAACAAAAGATGAAATTATAGAATCTGCAGCAAAGGCTATATGTAATTATACAGGACAGCCAATAATAAAAAATGAAGGCAAAACTATTCAGTTTTCTAAACCTAAATTTAAGGACGAGGAAGAAATCAAGGTTGGAGATATATGTACATATAAGAATTATGCAGAGAAATTTATAATTACAAAGATTGATGAAGGTAAGTTTTTTGAAGGTATTTATTTTAATGGCACAATAATTAGTGATGGCACAATATCATTAATTGAAAAAGTAGGACATTGTGATGAGTTGCAGCAGTTGCTGGATAAGATGAAAGGAGAAAATTAAATGAAAAACGTAGAGTTAAAAAAGAAATTTGAGGAAAAGTATGAGAAAGAAATGCATGAATTAAAATCTGATTTAGAGCTGGAAGTAAAAGAGACAAATGAAGGAATTAATGCAGCATATAAGTTTACACATGAAGGTCAGGAATATGGAGATAACATAAATATTCCTGAAGAATATATAGAAAAAGACGTTGATGAGATTGTAGATCTTATTAAAATGCAATGCACAATGTTGATAGAAGCATTGGATTAAATCCTGAAAGGGGGAAATGTTATGTACAATCCAAAATACGAGTGTTTTTGTCCATTCTACAAAGGAGAATATAGAAAAAGCGTATTGTGTGATGGTATTGCAAAGAATGAAGAGAAGATAATAAGGAACTTCACTTCTGAGGAAGAAAAATATAATTACATCAAGAAGCATTGCATAAACGATGAACCAGGAGAATGTCCAATATTTAAGATATTAATGGAGAACTACGGAGCTGATTAGCGAAAGCTAGTCAGCTTTTTTAATTACCTAAGAGGGTGGAAAAAAGAGAATAGATTAATTTAGGCTTAAGGTAACAAATGACACTTCGGAAAGACGATGAGGCCTTGAGCCTGACACTTCGGAAAGGACGATGGATGATATGGCAAAAAAGAAAGAGACAAAATCAAAAGATGCAGCAGTATCTGAAAATAAGAGTAAAAATAAGGCCACAGATGCAGCAGTAGGTAAGAAAGCAGCACCTAAAGGTGATGCAGTTGCAGCAGGGCCTCAAAAATCAAAAAGACTACTTGAAGTAGAAGAGAACAAGCTAACTTTGATTGAAGGCTGGGTAAGAGATGGAGTTATTGAAAGAGACATTGCTAGAAGGCTGGGATGTTCATATTCCACCTTAAGAGAATGGAAAAAGATATCACCGGCACTTTCGCTAGCCTTAAAAAAGAATCGTGAATATGCTGATTATGCTGTAGAGAGTGCATTATATAAAAAGGCATGTGGACACAAAGAATCAGTTATCAAACCCATGAAGATAAAGAGAACTGAATATGATCCTGAGACTGGAAAGCGTATAGCTGACTATGAAGAGATTGTATATGTCAAAGAAGAGGTATACATCCCACCAGATACACTTGCAGACATCTTCTGGCTAAAGAACAGAGAGCCTGATAAGTGGAGAGATAAAGTAGAGCAACAGCAGGATATTTCACTCGATGAGAATAGCGGTGTAATATTCCTAGCGCCAGTATTGGAGAAGAATCGTGAACCAGAACCAGAGAGTAATATGGCAGCCACAGCCGAAGCAAATTGAATTTATGCAAAGGCCTGAATTTGAGTGCTTATATGGTGGTGCTGCAGGTGGTGGTAAGTCTGATGCATTGCTTGCTGAAGCCTTAAGACAAGTTGATATACCTACATACAGAGGAATCATTTTTCGTGACACATACCCACAGCTTGAAGCACTAATATCAAGAAGTCAGATGCTATATAAGAGTGCATTTCCAACCTGCAGATATAACAAGAGCGATAAAGTGTGGAGATTTCCTTCCGGAGCGCAATTGTTTTTCGGTTATATGCAGAAGGATGATGATAGGTTTAACTATCAAGGTAAATCTTATGACTTCATAGGATTTGATGAGGTAACGCATTTTAGTTTCTTGATGTACATGTATATGTTTTCTCGATGCAGACCGACAGGAGCGACACCTGGAAAGCCTACACGACAATATATAAGAGCTACATGCAACCCAGAAGGAAAAGGCATGGGCTGGGTAAAAGAAAGATTTGTTACACCAGCAAAACCAGCAACTACCATATGGGATAATATGACCATTGTGACACCTGAAGGTGAAACAATGAATCTATACAGAGATAGAATATTTATTCCATCTACTGTATTTGATAATAAAAAGCTACTTGAAAGTGATCCTAACTATCTAGCTACACTTGCAGCACTTCCTGAAGCAGAACGAGAAGCGCTATTGTATGGAAGCTGGGATAGTTTCCAAGGCCAAGTATTTAGAGAGTGGAAAAATGACCCAGCGCATTACAAAGATAGAAAGTGGACTCATGTAATAGAGCCTTTTGATATTCCTTATAGCTGGAAGATTATTAGAAGCTTTGATTATGGATATTCAAAACCATTTTCAGTGGGCTGGAATGCAGTAGACCACGAAGGGCGCATGTATAGAATACATGAATGGTATGGATGTACAGGTACACCTAATACTGGCCTTCAGATGGAGCCTAGAGAAATTGCTAGAACTATTAAAGAGATAGAAGAAAACAATGAGTTGCTGAAAAACAGAAAGATAACAGAAGCAGTAGCAGACCCAGCAATCTTTGAACGTTCTACTGGACCATCTATTGCAGAAGTAATGGAAAAAGAAAGATGCTTCTGGATGCCAGCAGATAATACAAGACTAGCTGGAAAGATGCAGTATCACTATAGAATGGCCTTTGATAAGTTTGGTGACCCAATGTTTCAAGTATTTAATACATGCAAGCATTTTATTAGATGTATACCGCTTTTAGTGTATTCAGATAAACATCCTGAAGATATAGATACAGATATGGAAGACCACAATTATGATGAGCAAAGATATGCTTTTATGTACAATCCAATCAATCCTAGAGCTAACTATGCAACAAGAATTGACATAAATGACCCATTGAATCAAAGAGTACATGATAGAGGAAGATGGAGTAATTGGTAAAGGAGAACAAAATGAATTTACAGTTATTTGCACAACCAACAGAAGAAGACAAAAGAGTAATGCAGTCTCAAATGGAACAGATGGCTATTAATCAGCAGGCATTACAGGACATTCAAAGAGTAGAGCAGCAAACAAAGATGTTACAGCAAGAAGGCCTGAACAAAGCACATGACCCAGAGTTTAGTGCTTATTCAGAATACAATGGCAGTAATGAAGAAATGCCAAACTTAGGTGTAATTGGTCCTGCAGAAGTAAGAGAAGCTTTTGCTACATTCCAAAAGTACAAGGAAAAGAAGAAAAAGCTGGAAAATAAATACATGGATTATGAAAAGTTCTGGCAGTTAGAGCATTGGGATGTAATCAATTCTGACCCTGAAAATAAAAGAATTAAGCCTAAGAGTGCATGGCTTGTTAATACTATTCTTAATAAACATGCTGATGCTATGGATAATTATCCGGAGCCAAACATCTTACCTAGAGCAAAGGATGATGAAGCTACTGCAAAAGCTTTATCTAAGGTAATTCCAGCAATACTTGAGCAGAATGATTATCAAAAGACCTATTCAGATTGTGAATGGGATAAAAACAAGTTTGGAACATCTGTTACTGGAATATTCTGGAACAATGACTTGAATAATGGACTGGGTGATATTGATATTAAGTGCATTGATATTATGTCATTGTTCTGGAAGAGTGGAATTAATAACATTCAGGATAGTCCAAACGTTTTTGTTGTAAGCTACATGGATAATGAGGAATTAAAGGCAAGATATCCGATGCTTGAAAATCCTAGTGGTGATGCAGAAGATGTTTTCCACTATATACATTATGGAGAAGATATAGATGGTTCAGAGCAGAGTGCAGTAATTGACTGGTATTACAAGAGAAGAATAAGAACAGTAGACGAAAATGGTATACCACAGTTTAAAACAGTGGTTCACTATTGTAAGTTCTGCAATGAGCAGGTGCTTTATGCTACTGAAAATGACCCTAACTTTGCAGATACTGGATGGTTAGCACATGGATTATATCCTTTTGTATTTGATGTACTTCTTCCAGTAAAGTCTAGTCCTTGCGGTATGGGATATATAGACCTTATAGCAGATGATCAGATTTTCATTGATAAGCTTCAGAGAAATATCCTTGAAAATTCAGACTGGAATGCAAGACCTAGAAGTATTGTTAATCAGTCAGGTGGACTCAATGAGGAAGAGTATGTTAATACAGAAAATGCAGTAATTCATTTTGAAGGACATTTAGGTGAAGACTCATTTAGACAGTTGAATCCAGTACCTCTTCCAAATATCTATGAGACTGTATATTTACAGAAAATACAGGAAATGAAAGATACATCTGGTAATACTGCAGCATCACAAGGCCAGACAAGTAATGTTACTACTGCAAGTGGTATTGCATCATTGCAAGAAGCTGCAGGAAAGCTTAGTAGAGATTCTTCACAGGAAAGCTACAGAGCATTTAAGAATATCTGTTACCAGGTAATTGAGCTTATTAGACAATTCTATACAGAACCTAGATGCTTTAGAATTATCGGTGATGATGGACAGACACAGTATGTTGATTTCTCAAATGCTCAGTTGCAGGGACAGCCACAAGGACAGTTACCAATGCCAGATGGAACATTCCTTGATTTAGGAACTAGAGTTCCAATTCTGGATATTGAAGTAAAGCCACAGAAAAAGAGTGCATATTCTAAGGAGACACAGAATCAAACAGCACTTCAGCTTTACAACATGGGATTTTTTGCACCTAACAATGGAGATGCATCACTTGCATGTCTTGAAATGATGGATTTTGATGGTGTAGATAAAATTAAAGAAAGAGTACAACAGAATGCAACATTGTTTATGCAGGTCCAGCAACTTACAATGGCACTTATTCAGGTTGCACCAGAAACTGCAGCACAGATGGGAATAATCCCACAGATGCAAGCAACAGCACAACCACAAGGTGGTGGAAGTGTAGCACCTAAGTCAAGAGGAAGTCTTTCATCACAAGCAGCAAATGCTACTAGAGAGTCAACATCTCCAAGGAGTTAAGCATGATAGAGATTGAATACTATGAAAAGAATGGAAGATATGCAATATCAGCTAAAGGACATGCAAATTATGCACCTGAAGGCCAAGATATAGTATGTGCTGCAGTATCATCTCTTTTACAGACACTAGGCAACTATCTACTTGAACATGCACAAGAAGATGATATTACTATTTTGGAAGTAAAGTTTGAAAAGGGAGATTTAAACATAGAAGCTATTGAAGATTATTACATCAATAAGCTGGAAGTTCCTTATACAATGACTAAAGAAGGCCTTGAAGATATTGCAGAAATATATCCAGGATATGTAAAAATTTCTTGCAAATCTAAAATTGACACCTCAGAGGGTGGAAGCAAGTAAAAAATATTTTTTATCATTAAGCCATAGAACAGCGAGAAAGTTCTATGGCTTTTTATTTATGTGTTTATACCACGATTGCTTATTAATTAAGCTGACACTTCGGAAAGGAACGATGGAAAAAATGAAAAGAAAAATCAATTTACAGCTCTTTGCTGATGGTGGAGCAGGTGCAGGTGCTAGCGCAAGCACAGGTGCTGACTCAACTGGCAGTGAAGGAAGTGGAGCTGCTACTGGTGTATTAGGAGATTCCCCAGTATCTCAAAAAGGCGAGGACTTATCAGATGTTGTATATGGTGTGTCCAATAATCAGGATGTAGCCAATCCTACAGATGTTAAAACCACTAAAGACATCACCCCAGCGGAAAGACAAAAAGCTTTTGATGAAATGATTAAGAAAGGTGGAGAGTATGCAGAAGAGTTCAATAAAAGAACTCAGAGCATAATTGACAAGCGTTTCAAAGAAACCAAGGGTTTACAGGAACAGCTTGCAGGCCAGCAATCAATCATGGAAACATTAGCAGCCAAGTATGGAGTAGATGCTTCTGATTTACAGGCATTGACTAAAGCCATTGATGCAGACAATTCCATGTGGGAAGAGGCAGCATACAAAGAAGGCTTATCAGTTGAAGCGTACAAACAGAAGTTAGCTCTTGAGCAGGAGAATGCAAGACTTAAGGCAGCACAGGAAGAAGCTCAGGCCCAGCAGGGAGCAAATCAAATCTATGCTCAATGGGTGCAGGAGTCAGAGAACCTTGTAGCTAAGTATGGATTACAGAATTTTAACTTTCAAGCTGAAATGGAGAATCCAGAGTTTACACAGCTCTTAGGAAGCGGAATATCGTTCGAGTCTGCATACAAGACTATTCATTTTGATGAAATGGTTAATGGAGCAATGGCTCAAACAGCACAGTCTGTTTCAAAGGCAATGGTAAACAATATTCAGTCCAGAGCATCTAGACCTGCAGAAAATGGCACTCAATCCGCAAGCAGCAAAGTTTTTAAAACGGATCCTAACAAGTTAACGGACCGTGATGTAGATGAAGTAATAAAACGTGTTGCTAGAGGAGCAGAGATATCCTTTGGATAGTGTATGACTCCTCTATGCAGAGAGGAGAAAAAAATGAATAAGAACAGAAAATTAATTAATCTTCAGCTCATGACTGGACAGAACATGAATACAACAGGTTCTGAGGGCTTATCAAATCAGAATAAGACATTTTATGACAAGGTTCTTTTAAGAGATGCAAAGCCAAGTCTTGTTCATGACCAGTTTGCGCAGAAGCGCCCTATTCCTAAGAATGGTGGTAAGTCAATTGAGTTTCGTAAGTTTGCATCTCTTCCAAAGGCTCTTACACCACTTACAGAAGGTGTAACACCTGATGGTAGCCTTATGGAATCAACATCTGTTACTGCAACAGTTGCACAGTATGGTGATTACATCAAGATTACAGATGTTGTTAAGCTCACAACAATTGACAATATTCTTGTTGAAGCAGTTTCAATGTTAGGAGATCAGGCAGGTAAGACACTTGATACTATTACTCGTGATGCAATGGCTGCAGGCACAAATGTTATTTATGCTGGTGGTAGACTTTCAAGAGCAAATCTTACAGATTCAGATACTCTTACAGTTAATCTTGTAAAGAAGGCTGCAACACAGCTTAAGAGACACAATACACCAAAGATTGATGGCTCTTATGTAGCAATTATTCATCCTGATGCAGCTTATGATCTTACATCAGACCCAGCATGGATTGATGTACATAAGTATGCTGATGTAACACCTATTTTTGAAGGAGAAATTGGTAAAATTTCAGGTGTTCGATTCGTAGAGTCTACAGAAGCTAAGGTTTGGAGAGATAATACATGTCCAGTCCTTTCTGAAGCTTCTGGTAATAACCCAGCTACATACAAGGCTGTATTTTCAACAGTAGTTGTTGGTAAGAATGCTTATGCAACAACAGAAGTTGAAGGCGGTGGACTTGAGACAATCATCAAGCCTTTAGGTTCTGGTGATGATCCATTAAATCAGAGAGCAACAGCTGGATGGAAGGCTATTAAGACTGCAAAGATTCTTAATAACTCATTCATGGTTCGTATCGAGTCACTTTCTGAGTATTCAGCAATTGAAGATGCAAATTAGTTTCTGAAATGAAGGGAGACTAAGTTCTCCCTTCAAATTTAAGGAAGGAGCATAAAATGGCTAAAGAAAATGAAAAGGTAGAAGTACCTGAGAAGGCAAAGAAGAATGCTGCAGAAGAGTTAGTAGAAATTGAAATCCCTATTTCAGAAACACAGCAGGATGATTGGTTTTGCTGCGTAAATGGTAGGACATTCCAGGTACAGAGAGGCGAGAAGGTTAATGTACCTAAGTGGGTAAAAGAGGTATTTGATAACGAGACTCGCATGAACAAAGAGAGCATCAGAAGATCACAGGCATTACAGAAGAAGTTAGCTGACAAAGAGAAAGCTTTTTCGTAAGAGGTAATTATTAAGGGCAGCACAAGGAAAAGTGTTGCCCTTTTCTAAGAATAAGGAGAAACACTATGACTATTAGTGAAGTATTGGCACAAGTAGATGAAGTAAAACCAAACACTTATGATGAAAATTTAAAAATTACCTGGTTATCAGAGCTAGATGCCAGAGTGTTCAATGAGATTATTATGACTCATGAGCATGAGCTTGTAGATGATGGAGAAGGTAATTTAGTGGAGCCGACTTTTACTGTATATACAGAAAGTGATGAAGACGAAGAGCTTATCATTCCTACTGAATATGCAGATGTATATAGAAATTATTTGTATGCAAAGATTGACTTTTCAAATGGAGAGTCTGACAGATTTACAAATTCAATGATTATGTTTAATAGCAGCTATCAGGATTTTGCAAATCACTTTAATAGCACACATAAACCTATTCAGAAACCATTGAAATTATTCTAGGAGTAAATTATGAAACTACCTAAATTGAACGTTAAAAATGACAGTTTATCCGTTATCACAACATTCAATGGCCTTAATAGAAACCTAAGAATAGGCGAAAACGAATTCGCTGACATGCAGAATATGACCAATGATTATTATCCAGCTTTTGGAAACAGAAAGCAGCGAGGAATAATCAAAACACTCACTAATCCTATGGGAGTGTGTGGTGGTGAAAAGCTATCTTATGTTGATGATAACAAGCTATATTATGATGAGTCTTTAGTATTACAACTGGATGCAACAGATGAAGAAAGACAGCTTGTAATGATGGGCGCATATCTTTGTGTTTTCCCTGATGGCATTGTGTATAACACAATTGACCACACCCATGCGACAATTGAAAACTCAAAGACATCAACAGGCGCAATAACAATGAGAATGTGTAAGCTGGATGGTACAGAATTTACAGACCAGAATACATACATCGGAACTACAGCACCATCAAACACATCACAATATCCTTACTGGCTTGATACATCTCAAAGTGATTCTGTAATCCTTAAGATGTGGAGCAGCACTTATTCAATGTGGACATCCGTAGCTACAACCTATGTAAAGATATCATCCACTGGAATAGGCGAAGGCTTTAAGGAATATGACTCAGTAAAGGTATCTGGTATCAGAACAAAAGGCTATAACGATTATGACTTTAATGATACGTTAATCGTTTATGCTGCAGATACAGACTACATCATAGTTGCAGGCCTTATGGATTTATATTATCAGCAGGCTGCAGAATATCCTATTACAGTATCAAGAGAGCTTCCTAAGATGGATTTTATTTGCGAAATGAACAATAGATTGTTCGGTTGCAGATATGGCTTAAACAATGCTGGTGATTTTGTAAATGAAATCTATGCATGTAAATTAGGAGATCCTACAAACTGGAATTCCTTCCCAGGCTTACAAGGTGATAGCTACATTGCTTCATGTGGTAGTGAGGGAGCATTTACTGGAGCAGTGGCCTATGGTGGCTATGTATTCTTCTTTAAAGAGGATGGCTTCCACAAGCTATATGGCAATGCACCTTCAAACTTCCAAATGATATGGCGCCCATGCAGGGGTGTAGCAAAGGGAAGTTCTAAGAGCATAGCTGTAGTTGATGAGATATTGTTCTTTAAATCTAGAGATGCAGTAGTGGCCTATGATGGCTCAGAAGATACGATATCTGTAAAGCTAGGCCTTGAACCATTGTTTGATGCTGTAGCTTGTGGATATCGAAACAAGTATTACATCTCAATGCGTGACCAGGAATACAAATACAAGCTATATGTTTACGACATCACAAAAGGTACATGGACCATTGAGGATGATATGAGATGCAAATACATGGTATATGCAAACAATGCAACCTATTTGTTTGATTGGAGCAATACCATTTATGCAATAAACAATGAGTACATCTACCTTTACAATTTCCCTTCAGATAATTTGTTTCCAGCAGATGATTTATATCCAGGTTATGTCAATCTAGCACCATATGAAGGTGTAAGAGAGTGGAGCTTTACTACTGGTGATTTAGGTATGGATAATCCATATAACAAGTATGTAAAGCGTATCAATTTAAGAATGCAGCAGGATGTAAATTCTAAGGTAAAGATAGAGGTAGAATATGACTCTTCAGGAGACTGGGAGTATGTAACAGAGCATTATGCTGATAAAAAACGCAATTATGAAATACCTATAGCAGTAAGACGAGCTGACCACATTAGATTAAGAATATCTGGCTGGGGAGAGTTTAGATTATTCAGCTTAACAAGAGCAGTCGAAGGTGGAAGCGGAGAGGATGAATCATGATAATCTTTGAACACCCAAGCATTTCAAGTGAAAAGCCTGCATCAGAGCAGTTAAGACAGATGAGGTCTTATATTGATGATTTAGTTGATAGTTTAAATATGCTAGCTCAAGAGGTTGAGCAGCTAAAGAAAGGAGATAAATAATGGCATTCTTTTCCACTGCATCAGCTGACTATGCTAACGCTATTAATAGCTTAGTAAAGCCAACATATGAAAGTAAATACAACAATAAGATTGAGGAACAGCTTAATAAGATTCTCAATAGAGAAGACTTCTCTTATGATTTCAATGCTGACCCACTTTACCAAAACTATAAGGACCAGTATACAAAGCTAGGTAAAGAAGCAGCTATGAATGCATCAGCTTCAGCATCAGCTTTAACTGGTGGATATGGTAACTCTTATGCAGGTACTGCAGCTTCACAAGCTAATCAGCAGTATCTGACACAGCTTAATGAAAGAATTCCAGAGCTATACAATGCTGCAATGAATAAGTATCAGATGGAGACAGAGAACTTATACAATCAGTTTGGAGCATTGCAGACAGAGGAAGGCCGACAGTACGGAATGTATAGAGATAATGTATCTGACTACTACAGTGACTGGGGTAATCTACAGCAAGGATTTTCAACTGCACAAGCTCATGAAGAGTGGCAGGAAGGCATGGATTATCAGAAGGAAAGAGATGCAGTATCTGATGCACAGTGGAATAAGCAGTTTGATTACAATTCTTCAAGAGATAACGTATCTGATTCTCAGTGGGATAAGCAGTTTGCATACCAGCAGGCAAGAGATGCAGTAGCAGATTCTCAGTGGGAGAAAGAATACCAGCTTGCATTGTCAAAAGCTAGAAAGTCAGGTGGCAGTGGTGGTTCTGGTGGAAGCTCAAGAGGTTCTAGTAGCAAGTATGATTATTCAGATACAAACTACACTGGACAGATTAGAGAGCTTGTAAAGGCTGCAAGTGCTGCAAATGACTGGTCTACAGATACAGTTGCAGAATATATCAATGGCTTAGTAAATAAGAAAGCTATTACTTCTGAAGAAGCTGAAAAGCTTTATGAAAACGCAATGTATTCATATCCACAGTATAGAGATAGAGTAAATAGATAGGGAGAATCTTATGGCTTTTGATGTTAGAGCAAAATATAGAAAAAATCATGATATAGCAAGCAGTGATAATCCAATGTTAGGAGATATGGGATTTTCACTTGAAAAAGATGCTGAAAGAACTCAGTATGAGGCAAGAAAACAGCAACAGCTTGAAAAGAATGCAAGATTAAGAGCGATAGAGTTGGCTAAGAGCAAGGCCAGCTCTAATGCTGCTTTAGAAACAAATTCTGTATCAGATGTAAATGCAGGAGATAATAGAACCACACAGACAGTACAGCCAGTATCATCATATGCAGCAGTTAGTGGAAATAGAATGCAGACACAGACACCTGTTTCTTCATATGCTGCATCTAATAACGCTATTGGAGTAAATAAAGTTAATTCTAATAGTAATTGGGCCAGTGAGAATGCTGAAAAATTGAATAAGGCAAAAGCTGCATTAAATAAGAAAGCAGGTAATGAGGAAGCTATAACAGAAGAACAGTCATTAGATCATGCAAAAGAGGTTATTTCACCTTACATGAACGATAGCAAGCTTACATCATTGTTAGATAAGTATGCAAAGCTTGAATACTATCACGACATGGCTAATTCATCTTCTGGTAACAGATGGTTCGATTTATATAGCGTAGCAAATAAAAAAGAATATGATTCTATCAAAAATGAATTCCAGGAAGCAACAAATGTTTCTGATGAAGAATTTGAAAGAATAGCAGAAAACTATAAGTATTATGCAAATAACAAAGCAGCAGAAGAACAGACAAAAGCTATTGATAAAATGTCTTTAGGCTCTAAGTTGGCAATGTCACCAGTTGTTGTCATGGAAGATGTTGCTGGCAATGTTCAGGGAGTATTATCGGTAAAAGACAGCGAAACAAATGATCCAGAATTAGGTAGAGACTATAATTCTGCTTCTTTTGGATATAAAAACTTAGGAAATACAATAAAAGAATCTGTTCATAAAGATATTGATGAAGCTGTAGATGCAGATGAACATCCTGTATTAAACACAGTAGCTTCTAAAGCTTATGATGTGCCAATGATGGCTGCAGAGTCATATGTTTCTAATTTTATGGGGCCTGCAGGTTTAGCATCGTTTGGTTCAGGTGCTTATGCTGAAAATATGCGTGAAGCAGAAAATAGAGGACTTACTGAAGGACAAGCACAGACATATGCATCTGTAATGGGAATCACAGAAATAGCAACAGAAAAGATACCTTTTGACCACTTAGGAGAATTAATTAGAAATGGTGCTGCTAAAGAATCTGTAAAAGGTGCTATTCAACCATGGGCTAAAGCAATTGCAACTCAGATGGCTGAAGAAGGTCTTGAGGAAGGTGCAAACGATATTATTGATATTGTAGCGGATAGAATGATTAATGGCGATAAGAGCAAGATTAATCAAAACATCCAAATGTACATGTCACAAGACTATGCAGATAAATACAATAATGGAATTCTGTTAACTGAAAAGGAAGCAACAGCAAAAGCTTATAGTGATGAATTCTGGACAATTGTTGATGATACTGTCACAGGTGCATTATCTGGTGGAATGTCTGCAGGTGTAGCAGTGGGAGTTCATGCTGGCATGGAGACACACGCTGGAAGAACTATTGCTAAGGATAGTGAGGTTAACAATGCAGTATTAGAAGATATTTCATCTGATATGGATGCATACGAGTCACAAGAAGCTTATGACCAGGCCCAGCAGACAAGAAAAGATGTAATATCTGCATCACAGAATAGATTATCAGGCAGACAGGCTAGGGAGCTTTATAGAAATGTAGTACAAGCGACAGACAATGCAGCACAGACTAGATCTAATATAATTAAGGCTGCAAATGAAGATGCACAAATTAGAAAAGAGGTAGCTAATCAGCCAGATACATACAAAGCACCTGAAAAGACTCAAGCACAGATAGTAGAAGATATTGAGTTTGCATCTACACCTTATGAGCTTGCAAAAGCCATTGAAGCAGTAAAAACAGAGACAGATGAAATCAAAGAGCTTATTGCATTCAAGAGACAGGAGCTTGTAGATTTTGGAGCCAATGAAAAGGATGTAGATAATGCTATTACACCTAAAAAAGCTTTTGAGATGGGCCAGAAAGGTGAGCAGGTAACAGAAGAACAGCTTAAGGCTATTCCGGAAAGAGATAGGCAGGAAGTCCTTGAAAACAATAATTATCAGCTCAATAAGACTATTATCAGAGAAAATCCTACTGCAGTTATTGATAAGGAATCCGGTAAAGCATTCATACCTGCAGAAGTTAAAGTAGATGGTTCAGAAGTAGTTGTATTAGATGAAGCTGGTAATGAGCATAAAGAGCTATTCAACCCTAGAATTACAAGGGTGGAGTCTGTTTTATCGCAAGTATCAAAGGATTTTAATACTGGAAGATACACAGACCAGAGTAAATACAATACAACAGTACAGCAGGCAGCTTATGCAATTGATATGGCTATCAATTCACCTGAAGCAGAGCCTATGTTAATAGGTATTGCCACTCAGAGCATTTTTGACAATGCATCAGTAGGAAGTAAGACATGGAGTGAGTACGTTAAAGGCACTCATGGTATGTTTACTAAGATTGACCAGACTGCAGCAGAAAAGCTCTATAATGAGGTCCGTGAGCAGGCTAGAAAGTCAGATTCTGCAAAGCAGGAAAATACAAAGGGCCAGCGCACTCATAATGAGACAGTATCAAAAACATTAAGAGAAAATCTTAGTGATGAAGCTGTAGCCTTATATGAGGCACTAGGAAAGAAAATAGGATATGACTTTGTAGCATCTACAAATAAAGATGCAAGAGGCGATATCAACCCAGCAACAAGGACTATTTCTATTGGAGCCAATAACATTGATGAAATGTGGGCTGTAGCTAATCATGAAGCTATTGCTGAATATCTGCAGGCACATGGAAACGAAAAGGACTTGATGGCAGTCCAGGATGATATGCTTAATTACCTAGAAGAAAAGCTAGGTTCATTAGAGTACAACAATTTAATTAATGCATACCAGTCTGCATACAGAACAGGCGCAAAAGAAGGTAGTGTAGACGAAGGCAAGTCTAGACGAGCTGCAGCAAATGAAATGTTCAATGATACAGTATTTGCGCTCATGTCTTCCGAAGAGGGTACAAAGGACTTTATTAATTGGGTAACAGAGAATAATGCACCTGCAGAGCAGAAAACTATTCTTCAGAGAGCAAAGGATTTCTTTAAGAAGATATTTGATTATATTCAGAACTATGTACATTCTGGATCATTTAATGCTGCAGAAAAAGCTGCACTTGAAATGGATGCAAAGCAGGCTAGAGAGCTTAGAAAGAGAATCTTCAAGCTTATGGATGAAGCTATTGCTAATGCAAATAGAGATGTAAAAAGTACATCAAAAACAGAAAATGAAATAGCTAAATCTATCAAGATAGATGCTAATGGAAAGAATTATGTAGATATTCAAGAAAATATTATAGAAGGCATAACTGATGATAATCAAATAAAGAATTATGTAAAAGAGTATTTGAATGAATATTATCCATCTCTTGACATGATGGGATTTGATTTACCAGTAACTGCCAAAAGTAGAAATGAGTTTACTAACTCAGAATATACAAAGAGAATACAAAAGAAGTTGCATTCATTATTTATTGATAAAATGCGTTTATCTGCAAATTTAGAGGAAATAGTAAGCGCTGCAGAAGGTTATTCTTGGGAAAAAATCAAACATTCTAGAAAAGATAATATTATTGGTTTTGTACGTGGACAAGCTCAAATACGAGTAGGAAACAATGATTATATTGCAGACATTATTTTGGCAGATAGAAAAAATGCTGGTCTAATGTTTTATGATATAGTCTCTATGCTTCCAACAAATATAAAAGCAGCTGTTGGAAATACAACGTCACAAAATGTGAGAGGTCGTAGCACAACAACTGCTTCTAATAATATTGTAACATCTACAAACAAAAAAACAAGCACTACATCTAGTAGAAATTCAATCTCAGTAGATACTAATGGTAGAAGTCTGTCTGAAGGCCAGCAGAACTATTTCAGTGACTCAAAGGTAGTTGATGAGGATGGAAATCTTAAGGTTGTATATCACGGAACAATGAATGATTTTACTGTTTTTGATTTGAGCCAGGCAAGAGATACAGAGGATATTGAAGCATTCTTCTTTAGCGGTGACTATGATGAGTCTAATGGCTATGGAAATGTAGGCGAATACTATCTCAATATCACTAATCCTGCAGATTATGACACAGCATATGATATCTTCTTTAAGCATAAGGGAGAAGAACATGCTGGAAGACTTGCAAGAGAAGAATTAGAAGCTCTAGGCTATGATGGAGTAATTGCAGTTGATGAAGACTCACCTGAATACACAGAGTATCTTGCATTCTATCCAGAGCAGATTAAGAGAACAGATAATACTAATCCTACAGAAGATAGAGATGTTAGACGTTCTCTTGCAGGAATTAAGGCAAAGACTTCTGATATGGTGACTCTAACAGAAGCAGAAGATATGCTTGCAAATGGAAAGTCTATGAATGAAATCTTTGCTAAGACTGGATGGTTTAAGGGTGCAGATAATAAGTGGAGATTTGAAATAAGCAACCTAGATTCAGACGTATATAAGGATGGTACTGCACTATTTGCAAACGAGCCTGATTATATTCGCATGAATGAATTGAGAGACAGAATCAACGCTCCTATGTCAGACGATTATGACATGAAAAACTGGATGCAAGATTTTGAAGAATTAGGTAAGCTTATGGATAAATATAAGGATCTTGCTCCTAAAAATGGCTTTAGGCTTGAAGATATTCTCAAAAATGATGCATTATTTGAAGCTTATCCATCTTTAAGAAGAATAAAAGTTGTATTTGAGGATTTAGGAGAAGAAAAAATAAATGGTTCATGGCACGAAAGCGAAAATGCTATTTATTTAGACTCACATTTTTTAAAGGACTTTAAGCATTCACTTAAGAGAACTTTATTCCATGAAATACAACACGCTATACAAGATTTAGAAGGTTTTGCTGGTGGCTCAAATGTAAATTATTGGGAGTTTAGAGGCGGTCCAACATATTATGATGCAGATGCTAAACAGAAATACAATGCAGCAGTAGATGAGCTAGAGAAGATTGAAAATGAAGCTCCTAAAGATTTTCTTGATAAATATCATCAGCATAGAATGCTTATGGCACAATATGGTGGCCTTACTGCTAATGAAGAATTCTATGAGCTTGCAATGAATATTGAAGAAGAGCTTAGAAACAAAGATGAAAAGCTCTTTGATGCACTAGATGATGCTACATTTAATGTAGATGTATTGCAACCAGAATTGTTAGAACTTACACCTGAAGAAGCATATCGTGCAACAGCAGGTGAAATAGAAGCTAGAGAAGTATCAGATAGAATGGATATGTCTGATGAAGAAAGAAGAAACAATCTTCCTAAGACAAAAGATGAAAATGGTAGAGTTGTATTTACTGAGAACTTTGTAAATCCATGGGAGCCAAGAAAATCAAAGAAGGTAGATACAGAAGGCCGAACTATTTCACCAGCTATGCAGCAGTTTTTATCTGATAACGCAAGTGTATTCTATGAGGATGGAGCAGTTAAGAACTATTATCATGGAACACGTTACGCAGGATTTACTCAATTTGACCTTAATAGAATGGATGATAAGCAGTCAATCTTTTTAACAGATAGTAAAAAGGTGGCTAAAACTTACTCTGGTACATTTGAAATGTTTGAGCCAGATAGAGAGTGGAGCTTTGACGAGCTTGACAGTGCATTGTCTTATATGACAGGTGGAGACTGGGAGCTTGAAGAGATTGATAATGGATATCAAATCACTAAGTATGGAGACGAAGCAGGACAAGAGACAGTAGAAACTTATGAATCTCTTAAGCAAGTTCAAGATGATTTTATTGATAATTATCTAAACAAAGTAGACTTGCAATCTGGTGAGAGTGGTGGAATTTATAATGTCTATGTGCATTCTACTAATCCATTAGTAATAGATGCTAAAGGTAATAATTGGGATGAAATTGAACCAAAAGAATACTATAGGCATTATATAGATGTAAATATAACAAAAAATGGAGATATATATTCTGTAGATGCAGCAGATTCAAGAGGCGTTTATAATCATTTTGATTATAAGTCTAAAGATTTGCTAGAAAAAAATTTTGTTAAGCTTTCTGAAGATGTACCAAATGAAGGTTTATACTATGAGCATCTTTATGTAGATCAAGATAGAAACCTTATACCAACAACAACGAGACAATATGCAAAGTATGCAAAAGAAAATGGTTATGATTCTGTAGTATTTAATAATATGATTGACACAGCAATTTTTGGCAATACTGCAGAAAGTAGGACACCTTCCCAGGTTGTTATAGTGTTTGATTCTAATCAGGTTAAGTCTGTATACAATGAAAATCCTACTTCTGATGCAGATATCCGCAAGTCAATCAAGGTTGACTGGGATAGCCACAATAACTATGAGGTTCCAGCTAGAACATATGATGAGCTAGTTGGCTTTAATGGTACAGATGAAGAAATAGAAGCTGCAGAGCAGCAGGATTTAGCTGTAAAAGCATATTATGCTAATATCATTCATTCTAAGAATTTTGCAGGCCTTATGTTTGAGTTTAAGGATGGAAATAGAACAAAGCAGAATTTCCTGACTAGATCAACTAGAAAAGGCTATGACTGGCAGTATTCATATGGTTTCGACAATGAGCCACACGGACACAACAATTACAAGGATGTAAACGATGTTGTAGAAGTATATGGCAATGTCTGGGGAGATGATATGACAGCGCTATATCAGGAGCTATTAGATGCGACTCCTAGAGAAGGTGTAAAGGTTCAAGTTGTCCGTGAAGGCATAGCTGAAAATAGCAGAAATTCCTTCAAGGTATACGGAGAAACATCACCTTATGCAGATTCTATCAATGAGTCAAAAGTAGTTGCTGCAATGATAGGTAGCATCAACAACTCACTTCCTAAGACAGATGTATTTGCAATGCCTAATGATGAGCTATTACGCATTGAGAGATTTATTACTAACAAGTACAAAGTCAACATGTCAGAGATTGAGGAAGGTGAGATTGCTGCAAATATCTCTTATGCTTTTGCATACATGCAGAACAATAAGCTTGATAGAGATTATGAGAACATGATGAACTATCTTTTGAATATCGGAGATGAAGTAATCAAGAACTCAAACATGAAGGATCCAGCTACAGAAGAAATCTATAACAACACTAGAAAGATACTTGCTAGCCATAAATTTAAGCTATCTGATGCAGAGAGAGCTGAAATCAGTAATGCTTTTGGTGGAAGCTGGAAAGCAGCCTTCGGTGCTATCAATAAAGCTGGAATCAAGCTAGATAATAAGAACGGACAGCCAGTAGATGATTTATTTAGCGAGATTAAGCAAGAGATACTTAATACTGCAGGTATTGACTTAACAGAGTCAGATAAGCCTTCTGAGCAGATACTTGCATTAATTGATACCATGACAGCACTAGAGCCTACAGCATACCTTTGGGAAGGTGCTAACGACATGGATAAGGCCCTTACAGTAGTTACTGATATTGTAGAGCAGTATTATTCTGCAGCTACAGAGCAGTTAGAAAAGAATGTAATATCTGGCACTGAAAAGGGTAAAGCTAAGATTAAGTCTTCTGTAGATAAAGAAAAGGCCAGACTCCGTGGTGAATGGGCTAAGTACAAGGATAAGAAGCAGAAAGAGTTTGATGAAGTAGTTGCTGAAAAGAATCGTATCATCCAGCAACAGCAGAATCAGTTAAGACAGCAAGATGAGCAGATGAAGAAATGGAATTCTGATTTATCTGCAGCAGAAAAGAAATTGCAGCAGAGTAAGATTTTAACTGAGAAGCAAATGCGACAAACAGCTCGTCTTCAGGCCCAGCAGACATTACAGAGCTATAAGGACCGACAGGAGAGAGCAAAGCAGATTGAAAACATCAAAAAGACTGGTATTCGTTTAATCAAGTGGTTAACTAATCCAACAGATGCACAGCATGTACCTGAATTCTTACAGAAGCCTTTAGGTGAATTCTTAGGAGCAATTGATTTCCTTCCAAAGAATGCCAAGGCTGACTCAAAGAGTACACTCACATGGCAACAGAGAATGAATGCTTTAAGAGAAGTATTGAAGCAGATTGAGGATGCAGAACGCAATGGAGAGAATACACCACAAGCATATTTTGCGCAGAATGTAATTGCAAAAGAGCTTGTAAGCATGATGGATGAATTCTTAGGTAAAGAAACATGGGATGAATTCACTCAGAGCTACATTGTAAGTAAGAGAGCTGCATCTAAAGTTTCTAAACTAGATGCAAAGGATTTAGCAACCTTAAATAAAATCATGTCAGCATTGTCTGCAGGTATCAATAACATGAATAAGACTTATGCTAATGAACAGTTTAAGGAGATATCAAAACTTTCCAGGGAATCTGTAAAAGAGATTGATGCATTGCCAGCAAGAAAAGATATGCAGAAGCTCTTAAGCAAAGCTTTTGATTTTGCTAATTTTGATGAGCTTGAGCCTATCACTTACTTTGAAGGACTAGGAAGCGGAGCAAAATCTGTATTTGATGAATTGAGACAAGGATTTAATACAAAGACTCGTCATGTCAGAGAAGCAGATGAATATATCAGCAATATTAAGAAGAATTTAGGCCTTAGTGATGCTGAAATATCAAAGTGGAAGTATGAATCACATGATTTTGACTTGCTGGAAGGTAAGTTAAGCATGAATACAAACCAAATAATGAGTTTGTACGAGACTCTTAAACGTAAGCAAGGAAAGCCTCATGTAGCTATCGGTGGAGTAAAGGTATCTGATTTTGAGTACGGACCAAACCTTAAAAAGAAGATGCATCACCAGCCTAAAGCTATTCATATTTCATCTTCTGAAGCACAGGCTATTATTAATACTCTTACAGATGAACAGAGAGTATTTGCTGATGCTATGCAGCAGTATATGGCTACTGAATGTGCTAGCTGGGGTAACAGAGTAACTGAGAAGATGTTCGGCTATAAGAAGTATGAAGAAAAAGATTACTTCCCACTTAAGACCGATGCACACACCAGAGCAACCACAGCAAGCTCAGACAACAATGTAAGCTACTACTCAATCAAGAATTCATCATTTACAAAGCCTATTACACCAATGGCAAACAATGCAGTAGTAATTGATGATATCTTCGATGTATTTACAGACCATGTTGTTAAAATGGCAGACTATGATGCTTATGTAATGCCTATAGCAGATGCAATGAGATGGTTCAATTATTCAGAAAAGACCATTAGTGCAGTTGCACCTGATACGCTTAATGAATTAGGCCAGAGAGTAGATTATATTGGCAATATGCAGGAGTCTATTGATAGAGTGTACGGAAATGCAGGCTTAAGCTATTTCAAGCAGTTTATCAAGGATATCAATGGAGATTATGCTGGCAAAGGTGGCAAGTCAGAGTTTTTAAGTGCAATGATGTCTACATATAAAGCTCAAGCAGTTGGAGCCAACATGAGAGTTGTTATCCAGCAGCCTACAGCAGTAGTTAGAGCAGCAGATGTTATTGAGACAAAGTATTTGCTTGAAGCTATGACAAGTCTTCCAAAAGCTGCAGAGTATGCAAAGAAAGCACAAGCTAATTCAGAAATAGCATATTGGAAAGCCCAGGGCTATTATGAGACTTATTTAGGACAGTCTTTCAAGGAGATTATCACTGGTGATACAACTCTTAAGGATAAAATTAATGACTGGTCCGGAAGTCTTGCAGGCAAAGCTGATGATTTATCATGGGGTATCATGTATCGTGCAGCAGAGCTTAAAGTCCAGCAGACAATGCCACAGTTAAAGATTGATTCTGCAGCATACACAGAAGCAGTAGTAAAAATCTTTGAAGACATTGTAGATCATACTCAAGTAGTAGATACAATCTTCCATAAGTCTCAGTGGATGAGAAGCCAGGAGCTAGGCCACAAAATCACATCTGCATTTATGGCAGAGCCTACAAAAACTTACAACATGTTATATAGAGCTTATAGAGATGCAAAGCTATCTGGAAGTAAGCCTTATGCAATGAAGAGATTAAAGAATGTTGCATTGATATTTATCTTTGAACAGTTATTGAATGCGTTTATTACTGGTGGATGGGATGCACTAAGAGATGATGATAAAGAAAACTATATTAAATCATTCTTACAGCATTTTTCAGAGAATGCAGTTGATAACTTAAATCCATTGAATCTAATGCCTATTGCAAAAGAAATATCTTCTGCATTACAGGGTTATGATGCTACATCATACACTACAGACTTTATCTATACCGCAGTTGATACATTTAACGCAATGAAGAAACTTGCATTAGGTAAGTCTACAAAGACAGTGTATGGAAATACTTACCAGCTTGCTAAAGCTACATCTCAAATGACAGGTATTCCAATTGCAAATATTATGAGAGAGTTCAAAACTATCTATAATATGACTAATGACTTCTGGGGCGGTAAAGATTTAGTGACAACTCAAGGCGCAGAAAAAAAACAACAGAAGAATGCAAGTAAGCAAGCTTTTACAAAGGCCTATGAATCTAACGACTTAGCTACTGCAAAATCTGCAATGCAAGATATTTATGATAAGTCAATTGCAGCAGGCAATGATGAAAGTGAAGCGTGGGGTGCAGTAAGAGATACTTTAAAAGAAGAGTATCTATCACAGATTGAAAAGCATCCTGAAGATGTAGCAACTATCAATAACAGATTTGCTCAGTTAGTATCAAATACAAAACACAAGGTATCTGGTACTTACAAAAACTACACAGTAGACCAGGCAAAGAAAAATTACATTGATAAGTGGTATGCATCAATTGAATAATTTACAAGGGCTAGGAATATTTCCTAGTCCTTTTTCATATTCCTCAGAGGGTGGAAAGCTAAAAAGAACGCTTGCTAGAATTTAGTTAGTAACAAGTAAACCTATAGAGAGGTAGAGAGATGGCAATTAATTATGAAAAAATAGGATGGGAAGATAAACCAACTGAAACTACACCATTAAATAAAACAAATTTAGATAGGATGGATTCAGGAATTAAGGCAGCGTGTGATGGGATAGATGAAGCGTGTAATGTAACAATTAATAGTATGCCAGCATCACAGCTAAATTTTGCATTAAATGGAACTATATTAAATATTACTATATCGTAGGTGAAAAATATGAGTTTAGCAATTAATGGAACTACAATCACTCCAGGAGATAGACCTACATTTAATGATGTACCACTGACACAAATTAATGTTAATGGCACAGAGGTATGGAAATATGATTCTATACCACCTGCAATTAATATTACAAGTGGAAGCATAAAGACATCAGGTTCTACATACACAATAACTGGAACAGTAACAGATCCTGATTCAGGTGTAGCAGCAATAAAAGTAAATAATGTATCTATACCATTTTCAGGTAACAGTTTTTCGTATAATGTCGGCCTAAATTATGGAAACAACACAATAACTGTAACAGCAACAGATAATGCTGGAAATTCATCAACAGCAAGTGTGACAGTTCTAAGATACAATGCATCTGTTATTACATGGGATGATACACTTACGGCTTCACCAAGTCCTGGTGCTACAGTTAATTATAGTGGAAACAGAAACAGTGCAAATTGTTCGGTTAACACATCTACAACAAGCTATTTTGCTGGTCCTCAGTCTTATGCATCTCAGTCTATTGCATCAATAACTGTAACTGGACGTATTTTTGCAGGCACAAATACTATAAATATATCAGCGTTAAGTGCTAGCAGATGGATGTATGATACTAGCGGAATGCCAGATTTTGGAAGACCTGACCCACAAAGATATGCATATATTTACAATGCAGCAGGCCAAGTTGTTGCTAATCTGCCAAATGGTTCTAATAATGTAAGTGCATATTCCGATGGTTCGTATTTTTATAAGTTTTATTGTGGTGATGGATATTATGCAGCATCTACTCATGGAGCAGGTGCGAGTGCAAATATATCATTTAGCTCATAAGGAGAATAACTATGATACCAAAATCATTAGATACATTAAGAATAGATATTAATAGCGGTAAAGTGAGAAAAGCTGTATCAATATGTCAGCAGGACACAGTGCAGCGTACACTTAATTTCTTACTTGTTAATAGCGGAAATTCTGTTGATTTATCAAATGTATTGTTTGCAGAAATTTTAATTCATAAAGCAGATGGAGCAGAAGCAGACAATGGATGTGTTATTGATGGAGATTCCATTCAGTATACATTAAGAACTACAGATGTTTCTGCACTAGGTACTAACCAGGCACAGTTGCTTTTGACTTTTGCCGATGGACAGACACTAACAACACCTACTTTTGAAATCAATGTGTATTCAAAAGTCTTAGATCAGAATGTCCAAAAGAGTCAGAATGAATATGGTGCTTTAACAGAACAGTTAGTATTAGTCAACGAAATGTCTAATCAGATAGGCACAGCTAGAGATACTGCAATTGCTAAAGCTGCAGAAGCAGCAGCAAGTGCGGATGCTGCAGCCGAAAGTGCCACAAGTGCGAATGCAGCAAAGGAAAATGTTGCAGCTAGCGCAACTGCAGCAGCAACCAGCGCAGGAGAAGCAGCTGCATCTGCAACATTGGCAGTTAATGCAGCAGGCGAAGCTGATACATATGCAGATAATGCAGCAGATTCTGCTTTTGATGCTGCTCAGTCAAAAGATAATGCAGCAAGTAGTGCAACTGCAGCAGCAGCCAGTGCATCCAGCGCATCTACAAGTGCATATACTGCTACTCAAAAAGCTGCAGAAATAGTAGATTCCGCAAATGCAGCAGCAGCTTCTGCAAGTGCAGCAGCTTTATCTGAAGATAATGCTTTAGATTCTGCAGAACGTGCTGAAGAAGCGTATAGAAAAATGGGTGAAGATTATCTCGTTTTAGGTGAGACTTCATCTACTGCATATCGTGGAGACAGAGGCAAGATTGCCTATGACCATAGTCAGACTACTGGAAATCCTCATAATACAACCGCAGCACAAGTAGGAGCTGATGTAGCAGGAGCTGCAGCGCAAGCATATCAACAAGCAGCAGGATATACAGATACACAGATTGCTAACCTTATTAATGGTGCGCCTTCTACTCTTGATACACTTAAAGAAATTGCAGATGCAATGGCAGAGCATGAAGAGGTAGTAGAAGCACTCAATCAAGCTATAGGAACTAAAGCTTCTGATGTAGAATTTCAGGCACATCAGAATAATAATACAGTACATATCACTGCTAATGAAAGAACTACATGGAATAATGCAGTAGATAGCATAGGAAGTACTGATATATCTGCTATTGGAGATGGAACATTATCTGGAGCTACTAAACATCTTAGTGATTCTTTTTCTAACGCCCTTACAAGCCTTAAAAATACAGCAATAGCACAGGCGGTAGGGGCTACAGGTAGCACATTTACAAGTGTTATTGCAAAGTTAGCTGAAATTGTTAATCGTGGGGCATGGAGTGCTAATATGGCAAGTACAGGCTCAGTGACAATTCCACAGGGGTATCATGATGGCACAGGAACAGTAAAAACAAGCGGAACAGCTACTATCACAACTAATGGCACACATAACATAGCACAATATTCAAGTGCTAGTGTAAGTGTTATTACAAGTCCTTTGGAAGTATTCTCTTTGATGATAATTTGGGGACAATCGGGACAATGGGCTAACTATGGAAATATCTGGGGCGGTGTAGGTAGACGAATGGACGCTTATGCTACAAGTTATACTATGGGTAGTTTTACAGTGTCTATTGCTAGCGCTAATCCCGTAGGATATACACGAGTATATGCAAATGCCGCAGGCACATATCGAATGTATCAAGATGGGAACACATGGGAGGCAACCGTCGGTGCAAATACTGAACTAACAAACTATTATGTTAATGCAACGCATAGCATACTTATTACTAAAATCGCTTAGTCCTACAAGGACATAAAACCTAGGTTTAGGGGCTATCGTAAGGTAGCCCTAAAAATTTTTACCTCAGAGGTCAAAAAAGTAGTTGACAATTTGATAATATAATCATGTAAGAAATACCCATATTCTTATAACAGCGCTATCCTATCGGAACCAGGATAGCGCAATTCCCCCAAAGAATATCTTTTATTCGAGGTCATGGTCATGGCATTTATTCACTATAATGCTAATCCTAATAACAACGACACTATTGATTGTGTTATTCGAGGAATATCAAAAGTGCTTGATATATCCTGGGATGGAACATACATCATTTTGATGTGGAAAGGATTTATAGCAAAAAACATTTTTTTATTAAACAAAATATGGATAGATACCTTATTTGACTTAGGTTTTGAAATGCGCTTTGTACCTAATACATGTCCGGACTGCATAACAGTGGAAAGATTTTCTAAATCGCATCCAAAAGGAAGATATTTACTAGGTACTGGAAGTCATGTGATAGCAATAGTTGATGGCAACTATTACGATACATGGGATAGTGGAGATGAACTACCCTTATATTACTTTTATAGAAAGGAGAAGTTATGATTAATCATTTTCAACAGAAAGCACCAAATGTATTTACACCTGCAACAAACATTACTTATGTTCAAGGTGAAACAGGAGCAAAAGGATATCCACTTGCTAACGGATATACGATGCTGCTAATGGATTCTGAAGCTCAGAAGTTCTACATTAAGCAGACTGATGCAACAGGCATTCCCACAATGAAAAAGTTTAAGTTTGAAGAGATTGTAGATCCGGAACCTGAAAAGGTTGAGTATGTAACAAAATCAGATTTTGTGGACTTTGAAAACAGAATAATAAGCTTATTGCAGCCACCAAAGGAAACAAAGACTGCAAAAGCGAAAGGCGGTGAAGCAGATGGCTAATCCGCTTTTTACAAATCAAATTCAAAGTCAGTATCAACAGTTCAAATCGAATCCGATGTCATTTCTCATTCAGAGAAATGTTAACATCCCACAACAATATATGAATAATCCAGAGCAAGCGGTCCAATATCTATTACAAAATGGACAGATGTCTCAGGAAGCATTTAATCAAATATCTCAGATGGCTCCACAATTGGGCCTTAAGTAGTTACTAACTGCAAGTGCGCATAGCAGATAGTATATAGAACTATAAACCGGCTTATCAAAGGGATAAGTCGCTAACCGCAAATAGCTAGCGGTAGAAAGGAGTAATCTATGTCATTAGGAGAAAATGGCGGTAATGAAATGGTAATGCCAGTTGCACCTATGTATGGTGGTGGATATGGCAACAATGGCTTCGGCTGTGGAGATGGATGGTGGGTTATCCTCTTCTTATTTGCCCTTATGGGTAATGGTGGCTGGGGTAATGGTTTTGGTGGTGGAAATAATGGACTATTTCCATATTTCACAGCCACAAACACAGATGCAGGTGTACAGCGAGGTTTTGATACAGCAACTATTACAAGTCAGCTTAGTGGAATCAACACATCCATCAATAATGGTTTTGCAAGCGCTGAAGTTGCTGGATGCAATAGAGCTATGGATGCTATGCAGTCTGCATATGAGAACCAGATTGCAAGCATGAATCAGAACTTTGCAAACCAGCAGGCATTACAGCAGACATTGTTTGGAATGCAGCAGGCTCAATCTGAATGCTGCTGCGAGAATCGTCTTGCTACATGTCAGACACAGAACATCATTCAGAATGAAGGCAATGCAACACGTTTTGCTGATGCTAACAATACTCGTGATCTACTTACAAATCAGACAGCTAATACTCAGGCAATCCTTGATAAGCTTTGCCAGTTAGAGCTTGATGCTAAGAATGATAAGATTTCTGACCTTGAAAGACAGCTCACAATGGCAAATCTCGCTGCATCACAGACAGCTCAGACTGGAAGACTTCTTGCAGATAATGCAGCTCAGACACAGGCCCTTGAGCAGTATTTGAATCCTGTACCTATTCCAGCTTATGTTGTACAGAACCCTAATTGCTGCACACAGAACTTCGGTTGTGGTTGCAGTGGATTTTAAGAGGGGGTGAAGTCTATGGCAGAGTTTACTAAAAACGAAGTACAGACAGTGCTTCCTAATCAAGTTGTTACATTAAATACAAGTATTCCATGTAATAAAGGATATGTATATCACAGAAATGGTAGTGGTATTGTAGCTCTCCGAGGCGTAACCAATAACTGTTTTGCAAGATACCAGGTAACATTTAATGGCAATATTGCAGTGCCATCTACAGGAACTGCAGGCCCTATTTCAGTAGCTTTAGCTTTGGATGGTGAGCCACTTCTTACCAGCAGGGCTATTGTTACACCTGCAGCAGTTGCAGCAGAACCACCTACTCAGGATAATTTCTTCAATGTTACATCTACAGCAATAATCACTGTACCTAAAGGATGTTGCTTCAATGTATCAGTAGAGAATACATCCGAAGGTGCAACACCAGCAGATGTTGCACCACAGATTCTGGTACAAAATGCAAATTTAACAGTTACAAGGATAGCTTAGAAAGGAGAGAGCAATGGATAAAGGATTAAAAGAAGCAAAAGAAAAGCTTGTGAGTGAGCTTGTGCCTTATGTTCGTATGAAAGACATCTCTTCAGCTAATCTTGATACTATCTATAAGACAGTAAAGACAATCTACTATTTGACTACCATGGAAGCTATGGATGAATATAGTCAGGACTCTTACAGAAGAATGGAAACCTCTATGGACATGGGAAGCTACATGTCAGGGTATAACAGAGGATATTCTGAAGCAAGAAGAGGTAGAGATGGTGATGGAGATGGCAGGTATAATGAGGCCGCATCATACGGATATACGGATTACAGGTATAGTGGACATGATCCAAAAGAGCATATGATTCAAGAGATGCAGAAGATGATGAAAGAACTTGAGCCAAGAGAGCAGCAAGTTGTTCAGGACTGTATTAGTCGCATCAAATAATGACTTTAGGGGCTGGGAGAAATCCTAGCCCTTTTTTAATTCCTCAGAGGGTAGAAAGGGGGTAAAAAATGAATTTATTATTTAAGTATCAAATGAATGGGAGAAACTTCTTTATGAATCCAACAGTACAATCAGTTCTTACACTATTAATAGCAGCATTAGCATTGTTTTGTTCCGGACTAACAGTATATTTAACTGTCAAACGAGACAGTAAGCAGAATAGTAATACAGATGTAACCAATGCAGTGCAGCAGGCGGAAAGTTTCAAAGAAATTAATGTAAAGCTTGATTTTATATTCAAGCAAATAGAATCACTCTCTAAAAATTCAGAAGAGAGTACAAAGCAATTCATAGAGATGAACAATAAAGTAACAAAAATTATGGAGCAAATTGCTGCTCTATTCAAATATAAAGACGATCATGAACATCGTATCAGAGAACTTGAAGACAAAGTCAAGTAGAAAGGTGGGTATATGTTTAAGAATTCAGTATTTAAGGTTGATGTTGACACTAAGAAGTGGGCTAAAGCAGCTATCATCCGAGCAGTCAGAACTTTTGGTCAATCTGTAGCAGGTGGAATTGTTGTAGGTACAAAACTGGGAGATGTTGACTGGGTAGCAGTATTCAGTGTTGCAGCAGTCGCAACAATCATTTCATTAGCTACCTCTTTAGGTGGCATCCCAGAAGTAGAAAGTGAGGAATAA